GCCCAATTTAAATATAAGGGGTTTTAAAATGACCAGGCCCGAGCAAGCTCTTTTTACATTTTGAGTTAGGTCGCACCCAAAACAACCTCCATATCAAGGCATCCAATCTCCCGCCCAACGAATGCTGTGAATAATGCACGAATAAAACCAAATAATGTCACCCCATCTCCCCGATAAAGTGAAGGTGAAATATTAAAGGCTGTGCAATAATCATATAAGGTATTAGGTCCCTCAGTGACGTGAACCCTACCCAGCAACTCATTGGTGAGGCCCGGGGAAATGCGCCGTGTTCGCTTGTCACGGATCGCCCGCATAACACCCAGTTTGCGAAAGAGTGGAATAGCAGAATACAAGATGGAATAAGCATAAAGCACATCAGCGAAATATTGATATGCATCATGTAATGTACGCGCATGAATATGTGAACCAAGGGTTGCAAACGTTTTAAGTGGGTTCTGGACAAACATGCCAACTTCAGCATTGTTTTCCATCACACGCACAATTTTGCATTGACACCAAGTAATATCGTATATACTCGCTGCCACACCCTCGATTCTTAATTCATGGCCCATTCGTAGGAACGTTTCCACTAGGTTTTTGGTAACAAATGCCACATCATCGGGATGAATGAATATCAATGTATCATCACCATCAGAGAGCAAATCATAACGCTTAATGTCCAACAGTCGGAAAGCAGTAACCAGGAGGGCCAACATAATCAAAGTGTTGCCTAAACCTGTGTGCATATCGCCGGACATCCTCGCGCCACGTACCTTACCTCGGATACCATTCCCACTAAACTTATTCTCCACCAAGCACTCCACCAATTGTGACACATACCAGTTCCACTTAGGAAAACACATGCAATAGAAGAGACACTCTAAAGTGCACAACGTATATGTCATGTGCGCATCCCAGCCAGTACAGTCAGATTGGAAAACGGCAGGGTGCACTCCATAGACCCTCATAAAAAGATCAATTTTGTACTTGACAGCGGCAGCTCGTTGCACCT